TGGTGGTGATTTAGAATGAGTTGGTTTGATGTAGTTAAAAAATACAAAAAACCTATGGATAGAATTTCAACTACTCCTTCCAAACTGCCTCAAGATGAGGAGGCCGCTAAAAGAACAGAAGAAAACGAAGCGGAATTATTAGCACGACTAAGGGCTAGAAATAAAAAAGTAAAAGGTGAAAACAATGAGTGAAGAAAAAAGTGTAAGACAATTAGAGAGAGAATTAAAACAAGCAAGAATAAGAGAAGGAGCAGAGCAGAAAAATAATGTTACTATTAGTAGAGACTATTCTGTTGTAGGTGTTGACCCAAGTACAACACTAAAAAATAAAACAGATGATGCTCCTAGTAATATTCCTGATGTTATGATAACTCCTAAAAGAAAAAATATGCGTAGTGAAAATATACCATTTTGAGTTGATTTAAATGTGGTTTGAAACTATCAAAAAAAAGGAGACGTTTCCTAGACAAAATAGACCTCCAAACAAAAAAGATTCGGAAATATCCGATGGTAGAGGTGGAACAAGAACAGTTTCTTTAGATGATAGATTTGGTAGAGGTAGAAGGTTAATTTCCCCTAAAGGAGAAAAGGGAAGTCCTAGAGAAACTAGAAAAGGAGTAGAAGGACTTTATGATTATATAAGTGAAAACAGTGGTTCTCCTTACGATAGAGATTTTAAAAACCAAGAGTGGGATGAAGCAATCAAAGAACTTGATAATATAAATAAAGAATATGGAGTCAATTTGAAAAATGCAAATATTTTAGAATTGATTAAAACGGATTCAGAAGAAGGTAATTATGAATTAGCAATCGAAAGAATAAATAAAAATCAAAAAGAAGAATTGCTTAAAAAAATTAAAAAGAATTTTGTTAAAAAAAGTAAATCAAAACAAGGTCAAGGTAATATTTCTTTTACTGAAAAAGCAGCAGATAGATATGATTTAGAATGGAGAGTATCAAAAAATGCTGCTAGTAAAATGAATTATACTGTGGGAACTATGTTTACAGAAATTGAAGGAGAATCTGATTTTGTTTATCCAGTGGGCGCATCTGCAAGACCATACACCAAAGGTCTTGACAATTATATTGCGAGAACATTTGGTACGAGACTTGGCCTTCTAACTCAGAAGGATATGGGTTCTGCTAAGATATTGGTTGATGGAATATTAAAAACTCTTTTAGAAGAAATAAAAGAAGAAATGACTTCCGAAGATAAAAAAGAAATAGGAGAACTCGCAGAATATGAAAAATTCTTAGACGATAAAGGTAATTTAAAAAAGTCTCAAATTAATTCTCAAATGAAATACAAACCTATTGGTTTATTAGATGAAGAAGGGTATGTTTTTGAAAAGAGACATCAACAAAAGATACAAAGTTGGTACAAAAAAATAGAAAATCTAAAGAAACATTTTATTTCTAGGGAAAGTAAATCTTATACTGATGAATATAAAAATAAAACAGGAAATGATAAAGAAGATAAATATGTATTTATTGGGTCTAAAAAAAGAATAAAAAAAGTAAAAAATAAAAAACCAAAAGAAGAAATGTATGGCGGAATTTTAGTTGAAAAGGAAACGGGTCTTCCGGTTTTAGATAAAGATGCTAAAGAAGTCTTTAAAAAACTTCAATCAGAAAACCCACTTCAAACATTATTCGAGGGAGACACAAAAGTAAAAAATGTAGCATTAGGTGCTGTAAAGATATATGCTTTATTGTACGGGGATGAATTAGATTTACAGAAAACTAAAATTAAAAGTGTGAAACAAAAGGGACTTCTTAGGAATATATTAGAAAGGGCTAAAAGGATTAAAGAAAGAAGTAAAAAAGAATCTTCTTTGTCAGCAGAAGGTTTAGAAAAGGAAGTAGAAATTTTTCGTAAAATACTTGAAGAGGGTGCTAAAAATAAATTTGTCCTAGCAAGAAAGAATAAAGATAAAATGATATTACTTGCTCCTAAAATTGCAGATTTTTTAGGCGGGTTAAGAAATAATTTATCAAAAGGAATCAAAAACTTAATTGTTGAACCTAACGCAAAATTTCCTTTTGATTTTGAAGATTATATAGGTTATTCAGCAAATGTTGGTGGAGATTCTTTAACTATTTTAGAAAGCGTATTTTATGATTTAAAAATAAATTTTGATATCGAAAAATTAACTAGTAAAGATTTAAAGAACATTTTAGAAGGTTTAAATTTTGATTTCAATAACTTTACAAAAAAAATAATTTCCGCCTATGAAGATGAAGAAGATAATATGATGAACATATTGGAATCGGGGAGACCCACTATTGATGATGAAAAATTCATACGAGATGTTAAATTGGATTTATTTTTTGGTGATAAATATAGAAAACAGAGACTTAATTCAGCATATGAAATACTTATAGAAATAGATGAATTGGAAGATGATTTAACTAATGGTGATATAGAAATTGATAGCAATATGATAAAAACCATTACTTCTACTATTAATACTGTAAATTTACTTATTGCCATTATAGAAAATGATAACGATATTATTGATACCGATGCAGAGTCTAATTATGAAAAAGCATTAAAGAAAATAAATGAAAAGACTGGAAATAAAATAAAAGTCAAAGAGGTAGATAAAGAAAAAATTAAAAGATTAAATGAAATGTTTGATGACTTAGATACTGAAAGAGAACAGTTTAGACAAGAAAAAGAAAATGATGAACTACAAGTTGATGAAAAAGATTTAGGAGAAATGATAGAAAAAACAGAAGAGTTACTAGATAATTTTCAATTAGATGTTATATATGATGTTGAATATACTTATCTTAAAACAAGTAGTGTAGTAAAAAAATCTTATCCTTTACCTAAACATATAAAACGTAGAATAAAGGAAGATACAAAGAATATTAAAAATGAAGAAGAGAGGAAAAAAAAGGCTCAAGAATTAGCAATGCGGTATTATGATAATCAATATCCAAATTTAACCCCCCCTGTTAGACCTTTAACTGAAGAAAAATATAGAGCAGAAAGAGCAATAGAACAGAGTCTTAAACCTAGAAAAGTCGGGCGTAGTGATTGGAAAGATACTGTTAGAAAACCATCAGGTGATTTATATCAGGTTAAACCTAGAACTGGAAAAACTGTACTAAAACCGGCTGAAGGTACAATGGGATTTCCTAGAAGAAAGGTCTCTACTAATCTTGATGACCGTACTTCCTTTGTAGATAAAAGAGAAAGAGTTACTGAAAAAATCAAAGTTAAAGTTAAACTTTCTTATAGTGATTTAAGTAATAATACTTCTATGCAATCTCAGTTTATTTTTGAGTCTAAAGTCAAACCGGAAGCAGAAAAAATATTGAGAAAAAAATATGCCATAGGAGATGATAATACAGGAAAACCTATTCCTCTAAAACAAAGTCCTCAAAAAATTACCATTACTGATAATTATTCAATGCAATCGAATGAATCCAGTCCTCTCTTTAAAGAAATTAGAAGAACAAAAAGAAAATTGAACTCTATTGATAAAGAATTAGATGGGGCAAGAAAAGAAGTTTCTCAACTTAAGGTAGGAATTAAGTATCTCCAATTCTTAACAAATCAATTGCCGGATGAGTTAAACCCACCAAATATAAGTAATATTAAAGATATTAGTAGAAAACCAGATTATAATTTAACATATAAAACATATCAAGAAAAAATGAAAGAGGCATCGGATTGGTTAGATAAAAACTTAACTTTCGGAAAAAACAATAAATTGATAAACAATAGATAAGAACGAACGGGCAAAGTGGTTGAGTATGAGTTGGAAAGAAATACTAAAATCACCTTCAATTTTAGAAAAAGTTGATGCTAAACAAAAGAAGAAACTTAAGAAACTTCTTCAAAAAACTCAACCTACTGAATACATGGGTCAAGAGATGACTCATCTTTCAGACTTGTTAGATGAGATGAAAAAATTAGATTTAATTAAATCTGATAAAAAACTTCAAAAAAAGTTCGAGGGCTTTGATGAAAAGAATCTAGAAATAGTTTCATCGGCAGCAGAACTTAGAAAAGACTACGAAACTTTGTATCGTCAAATAAGAGACTTAGTTTATCCAAAAAGTAAGGGGGATTTAGAATGAGTTGGAAAGATATATTGAAAAATGAAACACCAATTGAAGATTTAATTAGTGATGTTGATGGTTGGTTAGACGAATTTTTAAATTCAGAATTAGTAATTTCCGAAGATTATGACGAAGAATTTGAAGGTTATCGTAATGCTTCTAAGTTTAGTTTATACATTGATTATCCTAATGGAGAAATAAAAATCAGCCCTGCCGACACTCATGAAGAAGATGATGATATTACAATTAGTTATGAAATAGATTATGTGGGAGGCAAGGGTGGATTAAGAATCGGGTCTTATACAGGTGAGGACGGTCATTATATTGCTAGCCATGATTGGGAAGAAAATGATAGAGAGGATTTAACTGAATTATATAATATGTTAGCATCAAGGAAAGGTTTGTGATTTACAATGAATATGAAAGAAGAACTTAGAGATTTATTAAGAATAGAAATTACGGCAATGTTAAAAAAAGAAGCGGGGTGGGAAGACTATGAGTGAAGAAAACGAAATGTTAATGTTATTGAAAGAATTAGTGTCCAAAGTAAAACATTTAGAAGAAGCAGTTTATCATAAAGATAACTTACTCATGAAATCAGGATTAGTTGTTGTTAATTCTCCTTCACCTACAATGGAAAGTAGTAATGTGCCTATGGGTAACACTATTAAAAAGAGTATGGATTGGGAAGATATTCACAGTTTAGTAAGTAATATGGAGAGATAAATATGAATTGGCAAAATATATTAAAAAGAACCGAAAAAGATGATAGTGTAGCACTTATCAATATGTTAGAAAAAAAAGTTGAAGAATTTTTAAACAATCATATATTTGATGAAGATGATTATACCGAAGAAAAATTAGCGGAAATGCAACGCTCTATTGATGACGGAAACTCTTTAGACGGTATGGGTCAATTGTTAGATATAAAATTGGAACTTGACCCCGATGAAAAAGCAGGTGGTTTGTATGTTAATGTTAACCGTAAAAACGGAGAAGATATTGTCTACTTTCAAATGGATATAGATGGGAATTTTAGAAGAGAAGGAAAATCTTTTGATAGAGTAGCGGGGGTTTGAATATGCCGGAAAAAGTAACAAGAGAAGAAAAATTGATAGAACTAGCAATCGCTAAAGCAAAGGAAGTATTACAAGAGGCTAATGTAAACAATATGGAACTAGATGAACCATTAACAGGTGAAGAAGTTAAAGTGAAAAGACCTAAGAAAAAACCCTCAGAAGTACCTCTACCAAAGACTAGCAATATTGAAGGAAAGGAAAAGAAAGATTCTAACTGAGTGAGGTATATGCCACAAACAGGAATTGCATTTGAAAAAGAAAAAACCACTTTGACAAAAAGAGTTTTAGATTTTTTTGAAAGAGTTAGATATTCCTACCTTTCTGCTAGAGAAAATCCTTCCGATTATGGAAATAAATGGAAACAGACAGTAAAAGAAATCAGAGAACAATTTGATTCTTTAGATGACTTTACTAGGGAACTTAAAAGATATTTAAAAGAAGACCCCACTTTTTCTGATGAAGCGTATGACCCAACTTCTAGACAAGCAAAGGAAATATATGAGAGCATAAAACGACTTAGATTTAAGTCAGATAAAATAAGCGACCCATTTTCTAAACAATTGGGAGACGATGTAATACAACAATTGTTAAAAAATGAATCGTTATTATTAGCATTTGTTCACTATGCAGTACGTTCTCATACAAACACTATACCTGAAAAATCTTGGAAAGAACATGGTATGAAAAAAGATGAAATAACTCAAGGGTATATGGGTTTAGATTTAGAACCTAAAGATGTCCCTATTTATATTATAGAACATTATGGTGATGATAAATCAGACACTAGAAGAATAGAAACTAAAGTTAAAAAGGCATTCGAATTATTAGAAAAAATATATTTAGAAAATAATGATGAAGAAGATTGGGATAATTTATTGGAATTAGATATATCAAAAGCAGACGACAATAATGAAAAAAAATCTAAAATAGATTTTATATTACCTAATAAGCCAATGTATAGAATATTTGAATTAGATGATTTAGATGAAGTTAAAGGTCTAACAGGAGAGTTCGTTGTTCAAGAAAAATATGATGGTATGAGAATACAGATTCATAAGTTTGATGGTAAAGTTAAGATATATTCGTATAACGAAAAGGATATTACATCAAAATGTCCTAAACAAGTAAAACATATGGAGAAGAAATCTTTTAATGATTGTATTTTAGATGCTGAATTGATGTTATTTTTAGATGATGAACCGCTACATAGAGCAGATACGATAACTCATGTTTTTCATAAAAAAACTAAAGGCGAACTAAAAGCCCACGTTTTTGATGTAATGTTACATGAAGGTAAAAAAATGTTAGACACTCCATTAAGAGAAAGGATTAATATTTTATTATATCAATATGCACAACATTCTTCAGAATATTTAGCATTCCCTTCTAAGAAAGATACTAGAATAGCAGATTCTAAAAAAGAAGTAGGAGAATATGCAAAGGATATTATGAAACTCCCTTCTTCAGAAGGAGTAGTGATTAAAGATATTGAGTCAACATATTATGTAGGAAGTAGAAAGAACCCTAAGTGGATTAAGTGGAAAAAGTTCGTTGATTTGGATGTAGTAGTTCTAAATGATAAAACTACTAAAAGTAATTTACATTCTTATACTATGGGAATCGGCCCAGTTACAGCAGAAGTTGCTAGAAATTATACTACTGTTGAGTTTGAAGATAAAGCATATTTAGAAGTAGGAAAGGCACTTAACACAAAAATAGATGTACCAATAGGTTCTATTGTTAGAGTTAAAGTAGATGAAGTAACCAAAAAGAAAAATGGTTTTAGTTTGTATTCTGCTAAAGTGATAGAAATTCCTGAAGTAACACAATCAGACAATATTGCTACATTAGAACAATTAGCAAGTAAAACAAAAAAATCATTACAAGCCGCAATGGAATATGTAGCGGGTAAAACTTTTGGTAGTAAATTTAAAATTATGAGTGGTGTAGAAGCAGCAGTAATAAAACCTAACAAAAATAAAAAGAAAAAGAAAGTTAAAAAATCTTATTACATTACAGATAATATTCACGGAACTGCTGAAATTATATTAAAAGAAGACTTAAATGGCTATACTATTTTTGGTTTTGAGGGCGATAATTTAATGCAAAAAAATGCATTGCATAATATTGATTTATGGAAAGAACAGTTGACTGAGTTAATGAAAAGCAAACGTTCAGAATTAAGAATATCTATTAGTAATGAAATGAAAGATAGTGGCAAACCGGAAATAGAGTTTGCTGATATAGTTCTATTTGTTAGAAAAAACCATAAGGATTTATTCGAAAGTCTTTTTGATAGCGATAATTCTAAATTAATGAATTGGATGAAAAAACAAGATTCTTTTATTTTCAAACGGCCTAATTTGTTTGTGCCTAATAAAGAAGTTTTAGAAAAAGATGTGGATGATATGATTATTCACAAAGAAGAATCAAGAGAAGGTAATTTTAAGATTGTTAAAAGAGAAGATGGCAATGTTGATTTTATAATAACATTTAAAGAAAAGAGGTTTGCTTGGTTAATAGATATTGAAGATACTGATGATATATACAACTTATTTGGTAAATCTAATAAATATCCCGCTATTGTTTCGAATAAAATAGGAGAAGGAACAACAATTGATGAGGGTAAAATTACTTTAGGTGTTCAGAAAGATGGCTATCACGAATATAAATTAGAAGGAGATAAGTTTGAAACTAGAATACATGTTAGAGTTGTTCCTATTAATGAAAAGAATACATGGGTAGTTTGGACTGGTAAAAAACAAAAAATGTTGGATGATAATGATACAACGGATGTATGGAATATTAAAGAAGACAAATACTCTAATTTAGACTTTCCACCAAAAAATAACGATTAGTTAATATAGTAAAAGTAAAAAGACAAAGAAACAATGCTCATGCAGCCATCTCTTTTAATTAAGTCAGATAAGGAACATGAGTTTACTATTCTTAAGTCTGATGATTTAATTATTGGTGGTTATGCTTCAATAGAAATTGTAGATAAACAAAATGATTTAATTACACTAAAGGCATTAGATGAAGCAGTTGAAAAATATATGTCTGAAAAGAAATATAGAAATGTTATGTCTAACCATTCTAATGTACAAGTAGGAGAAGTAATTGAAAAGTATAGAGACATGAACGGAACTCTACATAAAACTGGTGTGGATGATGTAGGATTCTATGTTGTTATTAAATTAAGAGACGATATAGAAAAAGCAAAAGAAATTTCAAGAAGTATTAGAAAAGGAACTCTACGTTCTTTTAGTATTGGAGGTCAGGCGATTTCTAAGAAACAAAGAACATCAGAAGAGTTTGGTGAATACAATGAGATAGACAGATTAGAGTTACACGAAGTAACTATCTGTGAAAAGG